TGAATAAGCGCAGCGACATCATCGAACGGTTCCAGACCCAGAAAAACCCGCACGTTTTAATCATCCAGCCACAAGCTGCCAGCCATGGTCTTACGCTCACAGAGGCAGATACTATCATCTGGTATGCGCCAGTAACCAGCGTGGAAACCTACTTGCAAGCTAACGCACGTATCGACCGTCCCGGCCAGAAGAACAACATGACCATCGTGCACATCAAAGGCAGTCCAGTGGAGGAGAGGCTGTACAGCATGCTGAAAAATAATATCTACAACCACAAAAAACTTATTGACTTGTACAAGGAAGTTATGGAAATATAGTATTTGACATTGTCAAAGCTTGGTGGTAGCCAACAATAACCAAAGCACCACCTCAACGAAGGAGCAGAATATGGAAGACTTACCAGTAGATAAGCTTGTCCGTGTCTATCGCAAGATACGCGATGCCGTACAAGAAAAAGAAGATGCCCACAAAGCCGAGATAGCAGAGCTTAAGGAGCAGATGGACCTTATTAGCGCTAGGTTGCTAGAGGTCTGCAATACACAGAACGTCGATAGCTTACGTACCAAAGAAGGTACGATAACAAGACGCGCTGCTACCCGTTACTGGACGAGTGACTGGGGTTCTATGTACAAGTTCCTCAAAGAGCATGATGTTATGCATCTGCTTGAGCAGCGCATACACAATGGCAACATGCGTAATTACCTAGAGGAGAACCCCGATAGCCTACCTATCGGCCTCAATGCAGATACTAAGTATGTGCTTTCGGTTCGTAAACCAACAACCAAGTGAGAGAAACAATGACCAATTTGACTATTTTTAAGAACCCTAATGCTGTCGCAGTAGCACTACCACCATCGAAGATGGGTACGCAGATTGCTTCGGGCATGGGCGGCTATAACCGCATTGCAACCAACACCAACGGCACGTTCAAGCGCATCGTAAATGGTGAGCAGGTGGGTAAAGCTATCCGTGGTGAGTTCAACGCAATCATCCTTGCTATGCTGGATAAGCCTAGCCGTAGCTTTTACGCTAAGGACTATGACCCAGACGCTAAGGGCAGTGCACCTGACTGCTTTTCTAACCTAGGTGACAAGCCGGAAGCATCTGCTTCCGACCGCCAAGCCAGCAACTGCGCTAGCTGCCCTAAGAACATAGAAGGTTCGGGTAAGCTAGGTAAGGGTAAGGCATGCCGCTTCAGCCGCAAGGTCGCATTGTTCCTAGATGGTGATGACTCCGGTGACGTATACCAGTTCAACATCCCCGCTAAGTCGCTATTCGGCAAGACCACTGGTAACGTCCTGCCGTTTGAGCAGTACTGCCGCCACCTAGTGTCGAACCAAGCAGCACCTGACCGCGTTGTGACCACGGTTGCCTACAACCTTGACGCAGAAACGATGGAGCTTACCTTCACCGCTGACCGGTTTATTGACCTAGACGAGTTGGCGCGTGTCAACGAAGCACAAAATAATCCTGCCACTACGCGCTTGATTAGCTTTGACGTAGTTAAGACCGAGGCCGCTGCACCTGCAGACGAACCCGAAGAAGAGCCTGTCAAGCTTGTAACCAAGAGCAGCCCTAAAAAGCCATCCTTCATGGACGACGAGGGTGGTGAGGACGAGGAAGAAGCACTGCCAGAACCAGTTAAGCGCGCTTCCAAGAAGACCACCACTGCCACACCTACCGGCAAACTTGCTAATGTAGTTAGCGAATGGGGCGACGAAGACGAAGAAGAAGACGACTGATGAGCGGCGGCTATAGCCTACGCATACAAGAGGCGAACTCTAAGGCGAGCAAACACAAGTTGGGTGTTCGTCTTGGTAGGCTCTGTATTGCGCAGGACATCCCCGTAGCTGTGGTAGCTAAGTGTACAGGCGTAACAAGGCAGACGGTGTATAACTGGTTCTGCGGGACTTCGGTTCCGCATGGTACTACCACGGCCCTTATATCTTCGTACATGGCAAGTCTGGAGAGTTCTACCTCCTAGTGGGGTAGAACATTTTTCTTTTAGGAACGGGCTTGTGAGTTGCCCAATGGAGCGGTGTCTGCGTGGCAGAGGATTTTGACCTTTTAACAGCGGTGCAGCCCGAAGAGGGTTGGTACGCTATCGTCGGGCTAGGCCCCGACAGCAAGCAACAGAAGTTAGTAGAGACACGTGAAGAAGCCGACGAATGGGCCAAGACATTTTTAAACCAAGGGAAGAACGTATTTTTTGGTGTAGCTAAGTATACAGACGGTAAGAGCAGGAAGAAAGAAAACGTCAAGGCACTTAAGTCACTTTGGCTAGACATAGATTGCGGGCCAGAGAAGGACTACGATACGCAGGAAGAAGGGATAGATGCCCTTCGCAAGTTCTGTAAGACAGTCGGTATGCCCAAGCCTACCCTAGTTAATTCTGGGCGCGGTCTGCACGTATACTGGACGTTGACCGAAGAAGTTACACGCGAGGAGTGGGAACCAGTCTGCACAAGGCTGAAGGAAGTCTGCACCATCAAAGAGCTACGTGTAGATAACAGTTGTTTTGAAGCAGCGCGTATCCTGCGTATCCCTAACACATTTAACTTTAAGGGTACGGACCCACTTCGGGTTGAAGTCATAACGGTTGGTAAGCCGACACCCATACAGGACATACGTGAACTGTTGGGGGTGAAGGAGGTTAAAGAGACGAAGGCGTCACTGTTCGGTGACATGCCCATATTCGCACCCAGCCCGTTATCTAAGATGATACGTGCCAACATGGAGTCGAGCTTCACTAAGATTATGATGCGCGGTGCAAACGGGTGCAGACAGCTTAACGCCAGTTACGAAGACCGCAGGGAAATATCTGAACCACGTTGGTTTGCTGCGTTATCAATCGCCAAGTTCTGTAAGGACCGTGATAAGGCTATACACAAGCTATCCGCAGACCACCCTGACTACGACGCTGACAAGGTTGAGCAGAAGGTTACGCACATAGTCGGGCCACACACTTGTGCAGAGTTCGAGAAACACAACCCCGGCGGGTGCACAGGATGCCCGCACATTGGTAAGATACGCTCTCCTATTACACTAGGTAAAGAACTCAAGGAGGCAACTCCCGAGGACAACGTGGTTATAGAGGAGACCCAAGTCGGTGCAGTCAAATACCATATACCCGAGTTCCCCTTCCCCTACGTACGGGGCAAGCATGGTGGCGTGTGGCGCAAAGTTGTGCCGAAAGACGAAGAAGAAGGCGTCGAGGATGTTGTATTGGTGTACCCGTACGACATATATGTAGCCAAGCGTATGGATGACCCAGTTGAGGGGGGTGTGGCCCTTATCCGGTTACATAGCCCACAGGACGGGGTCGCAGAGTTCACAGTGCATAACTCTAAGGTGATGGACGGCAACGAGCTTAAGAAGCTTCTCGCTGCTAAACATGTGATGGTTAGCTCAAAGGCCGACTATGCGTACCTAGTAGACTATATAATCAAATCAATAGCTCAGTATTTTCACAACACAAAGGTAGAACAAATGCGAAATCAATTTGGATGGGTAGATAACGACAGCAAGTTTATTGTGGGTGACCGCGAGATAAGCGCAGAGGGGACGTACCATAGTCCACCGTCGTCGGTTACTAAAGTATTAGCCACGCACATGACATCTAAGGGTACGATGGAGAAGTGGAGGGAAGTGTTTGACCTGTACGGACGTCCGGGCCTTGAGGGGCATGCGTTTGCAGCAGCTACCGCCTTCGGTGCACCTCTCTTGCGCTTCTCTGGTCAGCGTGGGGCAATCATTAACGTGGTGCACCCCAAGTCAGGCACGGGTAAGACTACGGCCCTACAGATGACTAACAGTGTATATGGTGACCCCGTAGCGCTTTGTGCCAAGAAGGACGACACGTTTAACTCAAAGGTGTTTAAGTTGGGTGTCTTCTGTAACCTGCCTATCTGCTTCGATGAAATGTCGAACACAGAGCCTAAACAACTAAGTGAACTCGCTTACTTGATTACACAAGGTACAGGTAAGGATCGCATGAAAGCATCTTCCAACGAACTTCGTATGAACCTGACATCGTGGCAGACCATCGCACTGTGCTCGTCTAATCACTCGTTCTACGAAAAGCTGGAGCTTGCTAAAGGGTCGCCTGATGGTGAAACCATGCGCATAATCGAATACAGCATCGACTATTCTGACGCGATTGACATCGAATATGGCAAGAAGATGTTCGACCACCAGTTGCTTGAGAACTATGGGCATGCGGGTGACATCTATGCTCGGTACCTGATTACGCACTATGACGAGGTGAAAGCGCTTTATGCTACGGTCCAACAGCGCATCGACTCTAAGCTCAAGCTAACACAGCGTGAGCGGTTCTGGTCGGCAACGGCTGCGGCTAATATAACAGGTATCTACATAGCCCTGCATCTGGGCCTGTGTAGCTGGGACATTGCTGCCATATTTAAGTGGACATGCAAGATGATACTCAACCTGCGCAACACAATGACCCCACCACCCGAAGGCGACCAGCAGTTACTGGGTGAGTTCATGAACGCCCGTTTGAGTAACATCCTTATAATTGAGGACGGGATAGACCGCCGCAGCAAGATGATATCCGTGCCGCAGTTAGAGCCAAAGCTAGAACTTATGATACGCTACGAGCCTGACACAGCTAAAGTCTATATAACCGCTAGTTCGTTCCGTGAGTATTGTGGGGCACGTAACATTGCCTATCGCTCGGTGCTTAATGCTATGAAGGCCAAAGGTCTGCACCTTGGTTCAGAAAACAAACGTATGTCAAAGGGCATGAAGGTTAATACGCAGCCCGTACAGGCACTGATTTTTGACGGCGACCATCCAGACTTTGGTGGTATTTCGAACCTGTTCAATAACGCAATCACGGCTGTGAAGCCTGACGCCAACGAAGAGTGAAGGTAGCTGGGGTCAGCTACGATATTAACTGGCGCGCCTTTACCAAGGGTGCGTCCCTGTTCTTCCCGTGCCTAGACCCCAAAGCCGCTAAGAAGGAAATACGCCCCGTGCTACGTAGGCTGAAGCTAAAGGTAGTGTACCGAAGCGTAATAGATACTAAATCTGGTATTAGGGGTTTACGTATCTGGCGAATGTGACTATGCATGACACCGGAAGCTGCTCCTTCCGTTTGGTTGATACTACCCCCGCTGGCTCACTCCGGCGGGGGTTTTTTATTCTATGACTGGTTTTCTGCTTTCGTAGGGGAAGAACAGTTCCTCCTCACCGTCGTTATACTCGACGCCACGATAAGATTTTTCTTCTAACGTTTCCGCGCTTTGCAGTGACCGCTCTAGGTCTTCGCCTTCGATTAGGTACTCAGGTAATGGCGTACCATTGCTACCCAGCGGTACCTTGGCGTTGAACCTACGCATCTTCTCGAACACTACTTCCAGTGCTTCTTCGTCCCCGTCCCCGTATATAGAGCGGAACTCTTTAAATAAATCGCCGCGCTCGTCCTTCATGCTGCGCTTCCACTGGTTAGTAGTCCGGTTGATTTCACGGTCGCGTGATAGTTGGTCTGGGGTGAAGCCCAGTACCTGACCAAACAACTCTAAGGGGGTAAACTCCCCTGAGCCACGCACAATCTTATTGGTCTTAGTGGTATCGCCTTCACGCGCTTGACGCTCTGCGGTAAAGGCACCGCGCACGGCTGCTGGTACAAGTTTGGAAAAGCCCTTGGAGTATTCACCACGTGAAAAATCATCAACACCGTCAAGCATGTTGGCACTCTGCGATACCTGCGGTGCAAGGTTAGCAATGAAGAAGTTTATTATTTCATCCTTTGTGGTCTCGCCACCGCGACCTTCGCGTAGCCACAGTTGACTCTGGCTTAAGCGCGTACTCCAGTCCCAGCCGGTTAGTTCCGACAGTAAGCCCTTCTGCATAACCCTGACGGCTGTGGAGTCTGGGCCAAAGTTCTGTGGTAGCCACCCAAACCGGAACCTATAGTCTGCATCGTCTGCACCAAGCGGGTCTTGCTTGCGCCACTCTTCCATCTCGTCGTCACCCAGCAGGGCTGGTATTATTATGTCAAGAGCAGAGGTTATGAACGTGTAACCGAAGTTAGCGGATAAACCTGCCGCTGCTGATGTAAAAGCAATCACCATGGACAGTTCGTTAAACGCCTGTAGCTTGGTCTGCGTCGGGTCTTCCTTGACTAGCGCCTTCAGCATGCGGAAGTAGTACGCAGTGCGCTGCACTGAGTAGGTACGCAGGAAGCCAATCATGCGCCGTAGCGGGTCACCACGGAACACACCGAGTTTTTCTAGCTCCGTGTAGTTACCGATAGTCTCGTTGGTGTTGTTAACTGCTACCTCAACAGCACCTTCAATAGCTTCTTCGTGCGACTTACCAGCTTTAATCAAGCGGTTATACTCAAGCTCGGCATACGACATACCAGACACTTCACGCGTAATTTGGTCAGCCGAACTGAATATCGCACCAGACTTATCTACTACTGTTTCATAGGCACCGCTTAGTTTCTGCCCTACTGTATCCCGTGATGTGCTCTTGGTCGGCCTGTCGCGTAGCAGCATATCGGTCTGCTTCTGCGAAAACAAATCCCGCTTCAGGTTAAGCTCGTTCCATAACCGTGCACGTAGCGGGTTGCTCTTGATGAACGTCGTGTTCCCTATAGTCGGTGCCACTAGCGTCCGTGCGCCAGTAATCGGGTCTACGTCTACCGACGCTTCCACCAAGCTGAATACAGGCGTGTACTTACCTACTGCAGCAAAGGTATCTTTGAACCCGTACCGGGCAAACATACGAGGCATAACCTGAAACGGTAGTGTGAGCGGCTGCACCGCAGCGGATGCAATAGATGTCATAAGCGACAGGAATGTAAAGCTGCTTATAAACTGTTCTTTCCACCCATACGACTCGGCATCGTTGGTAGCGCGGACGCGCTTCACAAACGCATCTACTAAGGACGTAACCTTGGCGCGCTCTGCGGGGTCCATCTCGTTACTAATGCTGTCGTATGCAGCTTCAATCTGCTTTTGTATCTGCCCGCCGTACACCACTTTAGGTAGCTGTGACGAGTACTGGGCTACAGCAGTACGAAATACGTTCAAGACGTCAGCAGACTGTCCGGGTACTAGCTTAGCGTGGATAAGCTGCTTCTGAAGGCTACGTTCTGGCAGTGTCAATAGGTATGTTTGGTATAGTTTATTCTTCAAACTTTCGTCCGCTATGGTGCCATCACCATTAGCATCTCCAGCTTCGAGTCTTGCATCGTCTATGACCTTAAACATACGTTTAAGCATAGTACTCTCGT